TATCAAGCGCAAAGAGGGCGTTAGCGTCCGTGCCTGGAGGCGAGGTAAAAAAGGCCTGGTCCGTAACGGGATCGAACGTCAGGTTATGCGGCGGCAACGTCGAGACGCCGTAGCCACCGCGCCAATCAAACCTTTCGGATCGCACCTGGCACACGAAGGCGAGCGGGTCCATCCTCATGAGCCACGCTTGCGTGCCGTCACTGAACAAAGCGTACAAGTGTCCATCGCTCGGCCGGTAGCTGAGCGAGTAAACAGTTCCGCTTGCTCCGAACGACGACAGGTAGTTCGTAGCCCCGGACACCGGGTCGAATGTGGCCACGAGGACCTGGTTGTATCCGCGCCAATCCTGAACGAGCATCCACACGAGCCGCCTGTGTGGATCGTAAGTGAAGCTGTACGGCACATGATCAGGCTGCACAGGAGCGAGCTGCGATGTGCCCCGGGCAACGTCAATGACGACGAACCGCCCCTGCGGATCTTGCGTCCACAGCGGGGTCGCGGGAGTCGCGGCGTGAATCGTTGCAACGAGTGCCAGCGCAGATAACGCCAGCAGACAGCGGGAGAAAAAACGTCGTACACTGAACATTGTCGCACCTTCCTTCTTAGGTGTTGACCACGCCTCCGGCCGAAACAGCGGCGCGGGGGCTCTTTTTACCATTTGTATTTCCAAACTCCCGTCTCCTCCCACTGGTTTTTAGGGCATTTCGAGGGATGGCAGCCACGGTAGGCTGTGCCGCAGTCCCTGTGATGCCAAGCCCACCATTCTTTCGGACGGATGTTAAACCAGTAGCGAAAGCGGAAGTCAATTACTTTCCAGATATCCCTGAACATATCGCCGCCCCTCCACTGCCCCGGCGGTCATAACGCGCGGGGCTCTATTATTAAAGGGTAGGCCGGGCGGGATTGCACCGCTACATGGTTCCGTCGCCTAGGTTCGTCGATCGCCATGCACCGCCGGGTCCTTTAACCGGCGACCCTAAGACTCTCTTCTGCCGTCGCAGACGAGTCAGGCCCCTTCATACCTCATTGACCCTCAGCGCCTGCATTATCAACTTCGCCAAGATGGACCGCGCAGGGCATTGACCGCAATTCGCTCAAGAAGTCTGCCGCGTACCAAATAGAGGTTCGGAGTTTTTTTAGTTCATCCTTGTCGGCAAGAAGTTTTTCCAATTTCTTCCGCAAACGAGCCGTATCGCCTTCCTTTAACTTTCGGAAGCAGTAACCAGCCTCAATAAGCATGGCCAAGTCAGCTGCTGTTCGTACGGATTCAAACTTCATAAGCGGCTAGACCTCGTTAACCCTCAGCGCCTGCATCAGCACGCGCTCGCGTTCCCGCTGGTTGAGCTTTGACAGCACGCCCATGACTCGCAAGGCCCACTGGCGGCATTCGCGGGCGGTGAACTCGTGCTTATTGGCTTGCTTCGCTGGCAGTTCGATGCCGAAGCGTAGCCGCTGCTCTTCGGTCAGGTCGTCGGCTCGCATGAAGGCGGGCATCTTACTTCCCCTTTTTTCTTTTTTCGTAATTCAGTTATTATGTCCTTGCATTTCTCGCACGTCGCGCGCCACGGAATTCTCGTAGTTTCTGATTCTTTAGGATTAGCTACTTCGCCACATAATCCGAGCGGCGGCTTGCGGCTGAAGTGCACCGGGTAGAAGTTTGGACTGAACTCTGGCTCCCACTCAAAGCCATCTGGCGGCTCAAGAGGCGTTACGCCAGTCGCAATCTCCATGAGCAAATCAATAATTGTATCCTCTATGCGGTCCATCGCTCTTTCGTTAATCTCGAACTGGCAGAACCGATCTTCATGGATGTTTTTGCGAAGCTTTTCAGCAAAATTACGTGTGACATCCTGAAGCCACGAATATTCGCGATCAATGTTACGACCGCAGTGACCGCAAAAAGAGGCGTAACCTACCTCTTCACCGCAGCATTCTAGAAACAGCTCATAGGCGCTTTTTTCCATGACTTCACCTCCAGTCCACCGACTGCATTAACACGTTGAACGAACTCGGCTGGCGTCGTTCATCCAGGCCGTAGAGCGGCCGATTGCTGCCTTCTCGCCGTGCCCATAGTTCAGCCATGTAGAGGCTGTAGTCCACGTCGAACTCTCGCAGGCCGGCGTCCCGCAGCCACTCAGCGGCTCTCTCCGCACTGACGTTCAGGCGGACAATCCGGTTGTTTTCCTGTGCCAGGATGGCGTAGGGGCCTGCTTCTTCCCAGTCGTGCAGGCGGACAAGGCGGGTTGTCGTTGCGGTTGGCTGGCCATTGACGCAATTCAGCTGTACGGTATCCATTGCTTTAGTCTCCTCGAAGACTGAGGCCGCGTCCCCGGATGTTCCACCATCGCGGGGACACTTGTTTTTGCCACGTCCTTATCCTATACTGGTGGCATACCACAGTCAAGAGGACTTTCGGATTATGGCAAAGAAAAGTTCAAAAAAAGCAGAGCGTTCGAAAGACAGACACCGGGCGAGGCGCAGCGTGCGGCTCCCGGATGATCTTTACGACCTAACGAAGATACTCGCTACTCGGAAGGGCCGAAGCCTACACGACCAGGTTCGAGCTATGCTAATTGAGGAGTTGCAAAGAAATCAGCTTTGGCCGCCTAATGGGTCAGCGAGCGCAGGGGGATAAACCATGATGATTTGCGACCGCTGTAAAGCACAAGAGCAAGTGAATCAGCACGGAATCCTTCTCCCGGAATGGGGCGAGCTGCGCGCCGACTTATGCGCCAAATGCGCCAGGCTTATGCATGAAGTGATCGAAACCGCATTCAAGCGATTTATGGACGGGAAGTACCCGTTAAGCTAGTCGCGGCCCCTCGCTCCAAATAGGAACCGCTAGCGGCCGACATCGCGATGAATTGGCTCGCCCGCAATACTGTCAAACCATTGCCCAAGCGGATTGGGCTCCAGCTCAGTTCTATCTCCCAGAACCCAAGTCAGCGTCGTCAGCGCGATTATGGTAACGGCCCTAGTGTGTTCTGAAATCTCGGGGTCATCGACAATCGCTCGGAAGTATCGGCCCACACGGTCGCGTGCTTCTTTGATTTCCGCCTCAGTTTTCATCCTCGTGCTCCAAACAGGCCCCGCTCCCTCGCGTGCGGCTCGCGGTCGTACACCGGCTCGCGATCGTCCATCTCGTCCAGATCCTTACCAGCAATCCCCACACTAGCCTCCATGCCGCTGAACTGGGCGCAGGCGTAGGATATGACGTCGACGCAATCATCGTGGGCGTCTAGTTTCGGGTCGCCGGTGAACTGAATGAGTTCGGCGAGAAAATCGTCCAGCCACAGCGTGGGCTCGTCAGGCAGAAAGATCCGGCCCTGCGATGCCAGGATGATCGCCGGCGTAGCTCGAGCTAACTTGGCCGTCTGATTTGGCCCCTTGGCCACGCGTGACTCGAGCGTATTGACTGGCGGCAACCCAGGTGTCTTCTGAGCTTCCTTGACCAAGTAGATGAACGCGCTCACGGCCTCGATGCCGATCCACTCGGCTTGCCAGCACCGCTGCACGTCGCAGATACGCGGCACAATCTGGTCAATCGCGATGCGTTCGCGAACGATATCAAGCACGAACAGCTCGCGAGCCGGCGTGACCGCAAACGTACCGATCACGGTATAATCCGGGTCGCCTGTACCCAGCGGAAGGCCCTTCGTGGTGTCCTTTTCCGTGCATGCCGGGTCGCAGATGATGAATTTCCAGCAATGCTCGACCTTCCAGCCTTTGGGCTCGCCGGGCACGGGGAAATACGCCTGGCCTCCCGTATAGTGCGGCCCAGTACGAAATCGCCTGAACCATGCACGTTTAAACCGGCCGCCTTCCCAGGCGTCCCAGTCGCCACGCAACAGTTGTTCTCGCGTGATAGGGTCAAGCTGCTCGAGCGACTTTACGTAATCGTCGTATGCCAGGCTCGGATTGTCGGCCAGGCTAGCCGGAATAAAGATTCGGCCGGCTCCAGGGAGAACGAATCTCTTGCGCACCCAATCGTGTCCAATCCCTCCCGGATTGCTTGCCGCACGCATGCGCAGCGGGATCTGCTCCACGCCTCGGCGGCGTAGCCGCGAGAATAGAAATGTATATTGGGTTTCCGTGAAGTGGGTCAATTCATCGAACGCGATGAAGTGGTATTCGCTCCCGGCATATCGATACTTATCCACCTCGGCATCGACATAGCCAAAGGACAAGGTAGCGCCGGACGGAAACCGCCATGTTTTGGTCGCGGGATCGAATTTGGCTGCCGTGTTCGCGAGCCATTCGTGGGCCCGGTCCATCAAGGCCCCAGGCAGAGCCAGGTCTGCATACGTGCGACGGAAAATGATTGCCGCGTAAGTCGGATGTTCAATCCACTGCAAGGCGCCCATGAGGAGAGCATCGCTCTTGCCTCCTCCAGCGGCCCCGCCGTAGAAGCATTCGAGCTGCATGCACGAAAGGAACAGCGCTTGTTTTGGATGAGGGAAGTGCGGTATCCACGGATTATGAATTACCGTTGTCTCGAGGATGTCCTTGAAGGACACCCTGTCTGGCATCCAGTTGCTGATAGAGCTTGTCGAGGTCATCCGCGGTTACCACTTTAACTTCGGCCTGAACCGGCTTGCCGCCGGGGCCGGAGATCTCGCCTTTCCAGTTATCGCGGAACTTTTTAGGTCGAGCGCCCTTCAGCAGAAATATAAGCAGCGTATCGCTGCCCTCAAATAGCGCTCGCCGGCGAGCCTCTGCTTCCAGCGTATCAGCCGCCTCGCGCAGCGCACGCTTCCAGCCGTCGGCAAAGTCGGGATGGGTCCTTCGCCAGCGGTGAGCGTGCTCCCGGCTAATGTTCGCCAGGCGAGCACTCTCCGTCACCAGGCCAGTCAGCGCCAGGGCGGCCAGGAACGCCGCCTCCCAAGTTTCGGGTTCCCTTTTGGAAGTGTCGTTTTGTGATTCCATCCCGCGATTCTACCGCGAAACCCGCGCCTACTACATGACCTAGCCCGCCCGCCGCCCTTCCTAGACTAGTTGCAGCGGCTATCCTGCGTCTATCATTGCAGCAGCTCCCGCACAAAATTCCAGTCGCTCGGCCTCACCACATGGGCCTGCACAATCTCCACTTGGCTGAGCACATCGATCCATTCGCGCTGCGCCCTGGTGAGCAATCCCCGGTCTGTTTTTACTTCAAGAAACGCCAGCACATTGTTGCGAACCAACGCCAAGTCCGGCCAGCCCGGCTCGCTTTTCACCGATAGCCAGGGATGGTAAATGTGTGACCACCGAAAGAGTCGGGCCACTTCAATAATCTGGCCCATGTACTCCTTCTCTTTGATCGGCGCCAGTGCTATCCGCTTCGTCATGAGATTTACTGGCCCGCCAGTTTGCCTTCAGTTGCCTCCGGCAACGCCACAATGAGCGTTCCAGTAGACTCGGGATCTGTGATATATCGCTCGGGCTTTTCCCCGATGGCGTCCCGATAATTATTCTCTTTTGCGTCAAAGACTTGGCGAACTCCGATAACTGTCTTGCCGTCGGCAGATCGCTCAATAACCCGAACAATTATAGGTTTCATTGCTAGACCTCATTCATAAGCTCTGCTTGCCTGCTTCCTTACCTTCGGTTGCCTCCTGGAAGGCCTGAATTGCTTCTTGGCCGCTCAAGCTGCGCCCACACAACTTCGCACGCTGCAACAGCTTGAATGCGGCGCGGCCGCGCAGCCCAGGCTGAGCCCACAACTCAATC